TCCCGTGTATTCTGCTATTTCGTATTTATCTCCGTGTTTACGTATAATCGGTCGATACATAACTGCCATTGCTTTATGGAAATCGTCCCACTTCGCCAGGTAGTTATCTAAGTCGACGTATTCCCCGAAACTGATATTCTCTAAGTTAGGAATAAACCCGAACTCGATTTCGCCTATTTTAAACCGTTGTTTAAACTTTGGCTTTTCCGAAAAGATATTATTGAAGTGAATTACCAACTCGTTAACGCTTGTTAGCTTCATTCTAACCACGTCCTTTAATTGTATACCACAAAAAATTTCGATCATTTTCTGCGCTATAAATTCTTCATCGTTTGAGTTATCCCGCATCTTCAAGAATTCTTGGTAATGCTTTAGTGGGATTTCAGTAATGTTAGTTGGTATGGTTAAATCTAACTTCATATTTATTAAACTATTTATTCGTGTTTTTGTAATTCACAACGTGTTCGTGCGCCTTCATTAGCATTTCGAAGTGCGCAGTAAATCGTGCCATATTGTTAAATACGATTCTAACTCGTTTTCCTGTTCGTTCTTGAATGTAAGATTCAACACGTGAAATCATTACCTGCATATCGTTTGTTTTATCGTATTGCATAGCTTCCGTATGTTGCGCCTATTCCTAAAGTTTCCATTTCGTGATAACGTAATGCATCTATTCCGTGGTTATTAAAATCGATTGGCTTGTTTAATCGTCTTCCCGTCTTATCGGTGTCCCAAATATACGAACGAAGTTCTTTGATTAAATCAACGCTTTGATTAGTTATTAAATATTCTTGTCGTTGCATTACGTCTATCCCGTAATTAATCGAATCCTTACCTTTAGTTACTCCTTTAATCGTTATTCCTAAGCGTCTTATTTCTTCGATTGATTTAGGTTCGGAAGAATCAGCGTATACAATTACGTTTTTTGGTAGGCGCTTCGCTATATCGCTATTTACTAATCCGTTTTGGTAAACAATTTGGTTTACTATTCGTTGGTTATTGTATGCGTAAACTTCGACGATCGCAGTCGGATCGTTCGTATAACCGAAGTCAAGTCCTATCCCTAACAACCGTGCTTCCTTTGGAATCGTGTCTATTACCTTCCAATTACTAAACACAACGCCTTCTAACATTCCGAGTTGACCTTCGCCATAAACTTTCCACCAATTCGCCCAATAAGAACTTGTCTTCGCTTTGTCGCGATTCTTTTCGATTTGCTCAACTATTGATTGGTCAAGTGCTTCGTTATCCTTGTATGTTAGAATTAAGAAGTCCGAATCAGGTTCGTCTTTTAGTTCGGTGTGAACCCAAAATTCGTTAGCAGGGTTGAAATCTAAATAAACTTCCTTTCGTGTTCGTATAGCAAGTTCGTTGTAAGCGTCAAAGGTTACGTTGTTACATTCGTTGATATATAGAATATCTCTACGAGCTCCACGAAGTTTACTCGAGTCATCTGCGGAAAAGAATTCAATTACCGAACCATTTGCGAACTCATAACGAAGTAGCGACTTATTGAACCTATCTTCGAAGAATCTTCCCGTCCATTTCATTATTTTTAAGAAGTCCTTTAACGCACCCCGTCTTAAATGGGGGATTGTTTCGGCAACTACGCTTATTTCGATTCCTTCAGTTCGTGCGGCTCTATCAATTAACACGGGTAGAATCCCAAACGTCTTACCCGCCGAAGTTCCCCCTTGAATAATCTTAATCCGTTTTTTAAGATTCAGTATCTTCGTGATTGCCGTCGTTTTCCGAAACATCGGGGAAAAGTGGTTGTTCTACGTTAGTAATTTCTTTTTTCTCTACCAGGTTGTTTAGGCGCGCCGTAATGCTTGGGTTATATATACCTGCCATTCCCCCGCCAATTTGATCGTTGCGAACTTCCTTGCGTATACGCGTAGCGATAGTTAAAAATCTCTTATATCTCCCGTTCGTATTTGCGAAATAGTGGCTTAAATCGCCTATAACGCCTAAATCAGCAACGTAACATTCGAACCCTTCTATTGTTAACGGACGTTCGAGTTCTGAGTATTCGCTTCTTCCTTCCTTACCTACGAATGTATGTTTAAGGATTGGGTTTTGCTTTACGCTTCTTTTGTAATCTTGGAATAAATCCCAAAGGTGTTCGGGGGATTGTATTTTGTTTGGTCGTGCCATTTTAATTCGTGTTTATATAATTGCGCCTATTCCTCTTAACGCTCTAACTACGTCTACGTTGTTATCGTAGTGAGTAACTATTCCGAGTTCTTTTACCTTTGCTATTTTATCTTCGTTAGAACCCATTGCGCAAACCCTTCCTACGGGTATTCCTAATTCGTTTGCTTTAGGTAACATCGCTTCTTTATTTTGACGTGCGGATATTATATAAACTTCAGCGCCTTCGTTAATTAGTTGTTTCGCTTTTTCGTAACCTCGTTTTGTGCTTAAAGTTCCGTCGAAGTCAAAAGAAATCTTTTCCCCAGCTAATTTAGTTTTGAATGCGTCTTGACAAACTGCGTAACGTTGGTCTACGTCGTATTCTTCGGTCATTTTGGAATCCCCCATACAACGTTGAATAAATTCCTTTTCGGTTTCGTTACTTGTCGGTTGTGGTATTGGCATCTTGTTCGGCTTTATATACTGCGTAAAGTTGATTTAATTTATTTACGATTTCGCGAAGACACGATCCACACGAAGTTGGTTGCATTCTTTCGTGCAAAACTCGATTGTAAATCTTTAATAACTCGCGTTGCTCACTTGGAGTAACACTACTTCTTCCACGATTGTAAAACGCATCTAAGTAAGAATATTCTTCTTCCGTTAGACATTCGGGCTTCTTGTAACGCCAAAGTTCATTTAGTTTTGCTTTACGTTCTTCGCAACCGCAATCTTCACCCATTACCCATTTAGCAACTTTTGCTATTCCTGTAGCTTCTAAAATATTTTCAACGGTATCTCCTAATCCTTCCGCTTGTTTTTTTCTTGGTCTTGCCATAACTTGTTTATTTAATTAATTCAAAATCTTCGTTTTTGTAGTCCGTGTAATCTTCCCCTACGGCTATTCTTATTTTTTGTTTGCAGTTCTTTAGCGTGTTGAAAATACTACTTGAACTTATTTTCGTTTCTGCGGCTATATCCCGAATTGATAAATCCGTGTCTCGGTAGAGTTCAAATAATTTTTGATCGTACCAGTGCCAAGAATCCACTTCGTTTTCTATCTTACCCAATATCTTTAAGTAGGCTTCGTGTTTATCTAATTGGCTTGGTTCGTCTTTTATTTGTATTGCTTCGATATCAAAGCCTTCAAACTTTCCTTTATTACGAATAGCATAAAGATACATATTACGTAAAGTGAAATACATAAAGCCTTTATTGATTTGACCATTTGTTATTACGTTTTCGGGTTTCGTGTATTTGTATAATCTTAGATAACATTCTTGCACAAGGTCTTCAGCGTATAAATCTTCGCCGAAACTTTTAACAAGTTTTACCCATTCTTTGTGGTCTTTTGCCACGTCTTTAAGCCATTCCATACGCTTAGTTTGTTGTCAAATATAATGATTAATTTTTGATCACAACAAAACATAAAAAAAAACCCCCTTATTCGGGGGGCAATCCATTGTAAAAACGATAAACAAATGCGTCTAACTTCTTGGCAGTTTCTAAACTCACGGGTTTACCAAGTAAGAAACGATCCAGATTGTATTGGTGCATTTTGTGTCCTCGTTCTTTTATTTCGGTTACTATTTGATTCCGTGTTTTTGTTTCGAGAATCTTACGTAAGTAACCTCGTAAGGAGTAGTCGTCTATAAACATAACTAAAAGGGTAAATCGTCTTTTTCAATTATTTGAGTGTGGACTTGTTTCGGGGATTCGTTCACATAAGGCTCACTAAATGAACACGAAAAGTATTTAGTTCCTTTCGAAGATTCTTTAAGCCATAAGGCTATCTCCATTTCTTTTCCGTTTACGTTTACTTTTCCTCGGTAGTCGGGTTGGTTACCTTGTTTCTTGTCATTTTTAAAAATTGCACCAGTGTTTACTTTTGTTTCCATTTGTTATTTATTTAAATTTATTTCGTGTTCGTTTAGGCTATTAAAAAACGTTTCTCTTATGCGTTCAACCATATTAAATTCGTCTTCGTTTAGTTCTTCGTATTTCCATAACTTACGTAGTTCCGCTTGCATTTCCCAAAGAACGTTTAACATCGCGCTTCCTTTAGTTGCGCAATAGTATTCCGCTTCTTCGTCGGGTAGGTTAAATTCAATTATTGCTTTCATATTTCCTTTTTAAGTTTTTCAATGTACAAGGTTGCATCCATAAGTTCTTCTTGAAGGTGATTAAGCCAACCCATTAAATCAACGTCTTTACGGTCTAAATTAGTTCCGTATTTCTTTATCCCTCGTTTACTGCGTTCGTGGTATTTAGTCATAACTGAAATTAAAATAGTGTCTTCGTGTTTAATTGGTTCTTGTTCGTGTGTTATGTTCATTTGTTTTCTTTTTCTAATTCATCAATTTTAGCCTTATAAAAATATATTTCGGATTTTAGTTGTTGAATTTCTTTATTAAACTTCCTTAGT